AATACAAATCTAATATCTAAATCTGGATGTTGTTGTTTAATTAATAAATGTTTCTTCCTGTCGGAAGTTAAGAACTGTCCTTTAGTTTCAAAAATAATTTTATATGTATCTACTGCTGGACAATTAAAATCTGGTGTATATTTGGATGGTTTTTCTGGCTTGAGGTAAGATACTTTATAATCTTCATATCCGAATTTAATTTTTTTCTGGATAAGATAATCATTAAAATCTTCCTCAAGCTTTGACTTAAATTTAGAAGTCGGTTGCGCTGGAAACTTCTTTCGAAACTTCTTCATTGTCTTCCGACCCTGTGTTTTTTGTTGAGCTGTCTCCATGGACTTTATCGAAACCATTTGCTTCAGCAGACTGACCTCCACCTTCAACTAAATCTTTTACTTGTACTGATTTAAGTCTTAATGAAACTCCTGCACCAAGCGCTGGCGTGTACCATGGGTATGGCTGAAAGCTTACTCGAAGAATTGAACCACCCCAAATAGTTATATCTGGACTAATAGGTTTTAATTCATTATCGAATAATGCTGGCCTTTGTTTGAATGTGTCACCAGTTTTACCATTTGTACCACTGGCTTTCATTTTGAATTTAAAGATGTATTTATCATCTTCTTGTTTGTAAGGTAATGAAGCTTCTTTGATTTGCTTCTTACCTGTTTTATCCTTGGCCTCTGAAATAGCTTTGTGTTGATATTCTTTTAATAATTTTAGAATGTCATTTGCTTGTACTTCATTGAGTTCAAGGTCTACTTTATACTCACCTTCAGCTTTGAACCTAACATCGCATTTTGATAAATGTGGATATATGGCTTTGCCAAAAGGAGAGGTATAGGTTTTTGCTTTTTGCATAAATACCCTCCTAGGTATGTTTGATTGATTTAATAATTGGGTAGCCAGTTAATTTCGCACACAACATATAACTGTTTTCAGCTACCCAATCAGATGAAGTTTCTATTCATCTATAGTGTCTTGTTAAAAACGCTAGCGTAGTTAATTAGCTACAAAAATAATAACTACCTAATACATTCTTCAACTCCAGGCTTCCTTGTGCTGGAGCATCTTTAACTTTATGTCTACTATCTTTGTGTATTTGTGGGATTATCTCTTGTTTAAATTCTTCAAGTAAATTTTTTCCATCAAAAATATTTACAAAAGCTTCTCTCACTGCTTGGTTCATTAGGTTTACATCTGTAGCTAATACACCAAAGCTATCGTGAACACATGCAAAGTCTTTGACACCATAGTCATTAGCTTTACACACTGCTCTCTGTAGCACAGCGCCATCTAATCCATGAACAAAACAAGGAGCTATAGAGTTAGCTACTTTACCTTTGTTTATTTTATTAGTTTCAATTGCTATAGATGTTTTTCTTATATCTGGTGTATAGGTTCCAGATTTTGGTCTGAATATTTTTTCACCCATATAAGTATTTATTCTTTTAGTTTCTAATATTGGACATACCATCTGGATTATAAACCCTGTAGGTGTAGTCCATACAACTGGCAATCCATTTTCTGAAACTAATTTAGATGTTTGTTGCAACCACTTCATCGCTTCTTTAGCAGATACAATAACTTTATCTAAAGCTTTCCAAACTAATTTAGATAGATACGCAGAACCTTTAAACATATTAGGTTGTCCTGGTATTGGATTTCTGTCTGTTGAAAAAGGATTATCTTTTATTCCATCTTCATCCATTTCTTCCAGGTGTTCTTGGATATATCTTCTACAAGAGAATTGAGTTAATCCATATACAATACACATTGTGACTTTCTTTGTAGTCTTCCTGTCTATTCCATACTTCAACCATATATCTTTTAACTGACTATCTGGTTCTTGATGTAATAATTCTAATGTTGCTTTTGCAACTTCACCATATACATCTTGAACACTAGCAGATGGAACTAGATTAACTGCTCTACCACCAGCATCATCTTTTAATAATGCAGAAAATATTTGTAATCCAGAATTAGTACAATCAGAATAACAAATTACATTTGTCACAAAGTTTAAACTCTTTCCAGATTTTACAAAGTTATTCCATTCAAAACAGAATGATAAGAATTGTACTGGTTCAGAAGCTTCAGCCCAAAACTCATAATGATTGTGTGGGTCTTCAGCAGATTGGCAGATAAATTGTTCATTATCTTCAACCCATTTTATTCTGTTCATTAATGTATCTTTATCGTGACCATACATATTAGCTCCATGTACCATCAATCTGTTTACACTTTCTTGATGGCCTAAAGGTTTACCATTTCTAAATAATAATAATCCTTTAGCTAAATCATTCTGCTGATAGTTAAGTCCTTCTGGTACACAATAAATTCTACCTCTCCAATCATATTGAAGTGGGAAA